ATATAGATGAGTTTATATCATATCGTAGAAAATGTTGTCCCTGAAAAAATCTTGAAGAAGCGTAATACTAAACAAGATTGGCAATATGGCTATGACCAAGAATACGATATCGTCATTGTATCTAAAGATGGCACATTAGGTGACATATACAGTATTCAAAACCTACGGGTTGGCTTACCTGCTGAACCTGACAAGGTTAACTATAAACATAACAAGTGGCATGTAGATGAATTGCCAAAAGAACTATCTCGCATTAAAACACAGTTTGATTGGAACAGAAGGGATACTGCATTTAAATCACAGTGGGTCGATTATATAGAAGAAGAGTTTAAGCGAAGAGACTTAGGGTATTGGTTTATAAATAATAAGATTAAAACTTACATCACAGGTTCGCATTATATGTATTTACAATGGACAAAAACTGATATTGGACATCCAGACTTTCGGGAAGCAAATAGGATTTTCTATTTATTTTGGGAAGCGTGCAAGGCAGATAGCAGATGCTTTGGTATGTGTTATCTTAAGAACCGTCGTTCAGGATTCTCATTTATGGCTTCCTCCGAAGTGATTAATATTGCTACCTCAACAAGGGACTCAAGTATTGGTATCATGTCTAAGACAGGTACGGATGCTAAGATGATGTTCACCGGTAAGGTGGTTCCAATTATTAATAACTACCCATTCTTTTTTATGCCAACAAGGGATGGTAATACATCTCCTGTTACAGAACTCGCGTTCCGTGTGCCGTCATCTAAGATTACGCGCAAGAACATGGACAAGGAAGAGGATGTCGAGATTGACGGATTAGATACAACCATCACTTGGAAGAACACAGCCGACAACTCATTTGACGGTCAGAAACTAAAGATACTTATTGAAGACGAGGCAGCTAAACTTGAGAAACCAAATAACATCTTAAATGGTTGGCGTGTAAGAAAGACTTGTCTTCGTTTGGGTTCTCGGATTATTGGTAAGTGTATGATGGGTTCTACATCCAACGCGCTTGACAAAGGCGGTGATAATTACAAGAAGATGTACAACGACTCAGACGTTAGACATCGCAATGCGAATGGTCATACCAAGTCAGGATTGTACTCTTTGTTTATCCCAATGGACTATAACTATGAAGGATACATCGACGAGTTTGGTCATGCTGTATTGCACGATCCGGAGACACCTGTTCGTTCTGCGCAGGAAGGAGAACTCATTTACAATGGCGTTATAACCAACTGGCAGAATGAGGTTGACTCACTTAAGTCTGATCCTGACGCGCTTAACGAACACTATCGTCAGTTCCCTAGGACAGAGTCGCACGCATTTCGTGATGAGACTAAATCGTCGTTGTTTAACCTGACAAAAATATATCAGCAGATAGACTATAATGACTCTTTACTTCAAGACCACGTGGTGACACGCGGATACTTTCATTGGAAGAACGGAGAGAAAGATACAGAAGTGATTTGGACGCCTGACAAGAATGGTCGTTTCCTAGTTTCATGGATTCCTGAAATGTCTTTGCGGAATAATTACATAACTAAAAATGGCAATAAATATCCAGGTAACGAATACATTGGTGCTTTTGGATGCGACCCTTATGATATTTCAGGTGCTACCTTCGGGGGATCAAACGGTTCATTGCATGGGCTAACAAAGTTTAATATGGCCAACGCGCCATCTAATGCTTTCTTTTTAGAATACATTGCAAGACCACAGACATCTGAAATATTCTTTGAGGAAGTGCTTATGGCCTGCGTGTTCTACGGCATGCCAATACTTTGCGAGAATAATAAAGCTCGATTGCTGTACCACTTTAAGAACAGAGGGTACCGGGCTTTCTCAATGAACAGACCCGACAAGCATCTTAACAAGCTGTCATTTACTGAGCGAGAGATTGGCGGTATCCCATCGTCAAGCGAAGACATAAAGCAAGCACACGCTACAGCTATTGAAACGTATATCGAACGGTATGTAGGAATAGATACTGAGGGTAATTATCGTCAACCTGACGAGATAGGCAACATGCCTTTTACTAAGACATTACAAGATTGGGCTAAGTTTGATGTCAATGACAGAACCAAATACGATGCCTCAATCAGCTCAGGATATGCGATTATGGCTAATCAAAAGCATGTTTATATCCCTGAGAAAAAACAATCTAAAATTAGTGTTAAATTTGCAACTTACGACAACAGCGGTTCAGCAAGCAGAATCAAAAGAATATGAACGATCCTTTAGTAATGATTAATCCTACCAACTTCCCAACTCAGTTGGCAACAGACGCTGAAAAGGCTTCTGCTGAATTTGGCCTTAAGGTAGGGCAAAGCATCCAGTGGGAATGGTTTGCAAAAACAGGAAACAATTGCCGATACTACTCGCAATGGATTGATTTTCATAGAATTAGATTGTATGCGCGAGGAGAACAACCAATTGGTAAGTATAAGGAGCAATTCCAAGTTGATGGGGACATGTCCCATATTAACTTAGATTGGACTCCAGTACCAATCATCCCTAAGTTTGTTGATATTGTCGTTAACGGAATGCATGACCGATTATTTGAGGTTAAGGCATATGCACAAGATGCCATGTCTATGGAGAAACGTTCTAAGTTTCAAGACATGGTAGAGTCAGATATGATTGCTAAAGATTTCTTATTGCAAGCTAAACAAGAAATGGGCATTGATGCTTTTAATGTACCACCTGAAGAGTTACCTGCAAATGACCAAGAGTTAAACTTATACATGCAGCTTAAATATAAGCCTGCTATTGAAATTGCTGAAGAAGAAGCTATTAATACAATTTTAGATGTAAACCATTATGCCGATGTTAGAAAAAGAGTTGATTACGATATTACTACTATTGGCCTTGGTATGGTCAAACATTCTTTTGTTCCGGGGACGGGAGTAAGAGTTGAATATGTAGACCCTGCGAATATGGTGTATAGTTACACCGAGTCGCCAACATTTGATGACTGCTTCTATTTTGGAGAAGTTAAGCAAGTGCCAATCACAGAACTTATTAAGATTAAGCCAAACATTACTAACGAAGAATTAGCTGAGATACAGCAACTTGGTACAGCTTGGTATAATTACTACGGAGTTCTACGCCCATATCGGAGTGACTTGTTTAACAGAGATGTTGTTACGTTGCTTTACTTTAATTACAAAACAGACAAGACGTTTGTTTACAAAAAGAAGTATACCGATAATGGAGGTGCAAAAGTAATACAAAAAGACGAGAACTTTAATCCACCCGAAGGGATGGAAGAACGTTTTGAGCGCATAGAGAAACGTATTGATGTTTGGTATGAAGGTGTCATGGTTATGGGGTCATCCTACTTACTTAAGTGGGAACTTTCTAAGAACATGGTTCGTCCAAAGTCTGCGTCTCAATATGCGCTTCCAAATTATATATGCGTAGCACCAAGAATGTACAAGGGTGTGATTGAGTCGTTGACTCGTCGCATGATTCCTTTTGCTGACTTGATTCAAATGACGCACTTAAAACTACAACAAGTATTACAACGCGTTGTGCCGGATGGTGTGTTCATTGATGCCGATGGTATCAACGAGGTTGACTTAGGAACAGGTGCTGCATACAATCCAGAAGACGCGTTACGTTTGTATTTCCAAACGGGTAGTGTTATTGGACGTAGTATGACGGTAGATGGAGAACTAAACCATGGCCGTATACCTATTCAAGAACTTAATACCAATAGTGGACAAGGTAAGATTACTGCATTAATTAATGCATATAATCAATACCTATCTATGATTAGAGATGTAACAGGATTGAACGAAGCACGTGATGCTTCGACTCCTAATCCTGATGCATTAGTAGGTGTGCAAAAACTTGCGGCACTTAACTCTAATACAGCAACGCGTCATATTTTAGAAGGTAGTTTATTTATAACCAAGCGTTTGTCTGAGGCTTTGTCATGCCGCATTGCTGATATCTTAGAGTACTCTGATTTTAAAGAAGAGTTTACGATGCAAATTGGTAAGTACGCAGTTGGTATCTTAGACGAGATTAAAGACTTGTACTTGCATGACTTTGGTATTTTTATTGAAGTTGCTCCTGATGAAGAAGAGCGTGCTCAACTTGAGGCAAATATTCAGATGGCTTTACAACGGGATCAGATATCACTTGAGGATGCAATTGACATCCGTCAAATGAAGAATCTTAAGTTGGCTAATGAATTGCTTAAGATGAAGCGTAAGGATAAGCAACGCATTGATATGGAACAAGAGCAAGCTAAGATTAACATGCAGACTCAAGGAAATATTCAATCGTCTCAAGCATCTGCTCAGGCTGCACTTCAAAAGGTTCAGGCTGAATCTCAAGCTAAAGCACAACTTGCACAAGCGCAAATGCAGTTTGATATTCAACGCTTGCAAGCAGAGGCACAAATAAAAGAGCAATTGATGAGTGTGGAATTCCAATACAACATGCAACTTAAAGGAATGGAAGTTGGTCAGATTAAGCAATTAGATATGGATAAGGAAAAAGCAAAAGATGACCGGACCAAATTGCAAGCCACACAACAATCTAAATTGATTGAACAACGCAAAAAAGATTTACCGGCTATTGATTTTGAGTCAGAAGAAGATTCGTTAGACGGCTTTAATTTAGAGCAGTTCAACCCAAGATAATTTTATTTATTACTTTTGCACAACTAAATTTTAATTGAATGGATAATTTACAAGTTAAAGTGGTGGATTTCGAAGAGAAATCTGTCCAAGAAGTTGAAGCGCAACTTCTAAAAGAGCATGAGGAAAAGACAGGCGACACTCAAATTGAAGAGCCTGTTACCGAAACAATTGTTCTTGAGGCAACTCAAGAAGACCCGTCTCCATCGTTTGGGGACAACGACGTTCTTTCATATTTGAAAACAAAGTTCAACAAGGAGGTTAACTCTTTGGATGAATTATTTATCGAAAAGCCACAGCCACAAGAAGTGCTACCAGAAGACGTGTCAGCATTTTTAAAGTTTAAAAGAGAAACAGGCCGTGGTTTAGAAGATTTTTACCGAGTGAACCGGGACTATACTAAAGAAAGTCCTGAGGCACTTATCGCTAGTTATATTCGCGAGACTAATCCTGATTTAGATGATGAGGATATCTCGTTTGAAATAGCTTCTCAATTTAGTTATGATGAGGACATGGATGACCCATCGGATATTAAAAAGAAAAAACTAGCATTTAAAAAAGAACTTGCAAAGGCTAACAAGTACTTTGAGCAACAAAAGGAACAATACAAAGCTCCCCTTGAGTCGAGGATGGAGGCTTCAATTCCTGCTGAAGACAAAGAGGCGTTAGAATCTTACAAGCAATATATGAGTCAGCTTACCTTGCAACAGCAAGAGCAAGCAAAAAAATCGGAGTACTTTGTTAATAAGACAAATGAATTATTCTCCAATGATTTCAAAGGTTTTGATTTCAAGATTGGTGATAAGGAATTTACTTATAAACCAGGGGATGCTGAAAAAATAAAAAATGATCAGTTAGATCTTTCCAAATTCTTTAACAATTTTGTTGACGAAAATGGTTTTATTAAGGATGCTAAAGAGTATCATAAAACAATTGCGGTAGCTAGAACACCTGATGCTTTTGCTAGGTTCTTCTACGAACAAGGAAAGGCCGATGCGATAGATGAGTCTGCAAAGCAGAGCAAAAATATCGACATGGGTTCTGTTCGTACAACAGGACAACCATTGGAAAAGGGAGGGTTTAAAGTAACAGCGATGAACAATGATCACGGAAGCAGGCTTAGAATAAAATAATTTTATAACCAAACCAAATTTCTAAAAACATGGGTTCAGTACAAGAAATCCCTGGCTATCAGTTACAACCTTCCGCGGTTAAGACTACATTGCCAACCAACTACATTACCAACTTCGACTTCTTAAACCAGTATCTACCTGATACTTACGAGAAAGAATTCGAGCGTTATGGTAACCGCTCTATTGCATCTTTCTTACGTTTAGTAGGAGCTGAGATGCCGTCTAACTCTGACTTAATTAAGTGGGCAGAGCAAGGACGTTTACACACTAAATACGTAGATTGTACTTCAGCAGGTGTTGCAGGAGACGATACTGCTGTGTGGACTGTTAACGATGCTAACGTAACTGTTAACTTCCGTGTTAACCAAACTGTATTTATCTCTGACAACTCAGGATCAGCTTCTGACCGTGCTGTTATCACTGCTGTAGATTCAGCTGCTAACACATTTACTGTTGCTTACTACTCTTCAACAGGACAAGCAATCGCTACTGATACTGCTTCTACTGCGTTTGTTTATGGTTCTGAATTCACTAAAGGATCAACAGGAATGATTGGTTCATTAGAGTCAGAAGATTTATTCTTCGAGAACAAGCCTATCATCATCAAAGACAAGTACACTGTGTCTGGTTCTGATATGGCTCAAATCGGATGGGTTGAAGTAACTTCTGAGAATGGTGCTACAGGATATTTGTGGTACATCAAGTCTGAGCATGAGACTCGTTTGCGTTTCGAAGATTACTTAGAGATGTCAATGGTTGAAGGTGTTCCTGCTGAAGCTGGTTCAGGTGCTTTAACTTACTTGACAGTTGCGGCTTCTAACGTACAACCTGGTGCTGCTGGTACTCAAGGTTTGTTCGATGCTGTTGCTACTCGTGGTAACGTTTGGGCAGGTGGTAACCCAACTACTTTAGGTGATTTTGATTCAATCATCCAACGTCTTGATAAGCAAGGAGCTATCCAAGAGAACGTAATTTTCTTGAACCGTCAATTCTCATTCGATATCGATGATATGTTGGCTTCTCAAAACTCTTACGGTGCTAACGGTACTTCTTACGGTTTGTTTAACAACGATGAGAACATGGCTTTGAACTTAGGTTTCAAAGGGTTCAAGCGTGGTTATGACTTCTACAAGACTGACTGGAAGTACTTGAACGATGCTACTTTACGTGGTGGAATCGTAGGTGGAGCTATCAACGGTATCTTGGTACCTGCAGGTTCTACTACAGTTTACG